CCCATTCCTTGTTGCTTACACCATGCTTTTGCCGATTCCCACTTAGCATGATTAACTACTGCCGCTGCTTTATCCATTTGTGTTTTAGCTTCGCCTAATGTTTGCTTTGCTGGTTTTATTTCAACCATTTCTGCATGGTTTCCACCCTGTGAGTCTTTATATACCATTAGTAAATCTGGAACATATGTAGAGTGTTTACCTGTTAGTGGATTTCTATACGGTATTCTATGTGTTTCGCTACCCCAACCTAATACGGCTGGATGATTGTCACACATACGGAATACTGCTAGTTCCCATCCGCTTCTATAACGTGGTGCCTTTTTACCTAAGTATTTACCTGGGTTTGAAACCTCGTAAATGCCTTGCATATAATTTTTAGGCATTGAGTCTCCTTATCTGTCTGGAGTTGTTATATCGGTGATGTCGTATCCTTCGTACATAATTGTTATTCTGTATTGTGATAAACTACTATCTGAATAATCTAATGTGTCAGAATCTATATTAGTAAAAATGGGATTATAAATTTGTATTCTATTAACTGATTGGTTATCTCGTCTTACTATGTTCAATGATTTAATAAAATTGCGATCTTTTTGTAATTTAAATCCGTGTGAATTGACTGCATTTATATCAGCCATATTCATTGGACCTGCAAAATAATAGTTAGAATATTCTTTTAAAAAATTCTGCATAACTGAAGGAGAATGTGTATCGTATGCAATTAACGTAATTGGAGTATATTCGTAATTTGTTTGAACAATTTTTTTAGCATTATAAGCATTCATCGTTATTGCAGATGATGTCCAACTTGGCATACTAACTTGTGCTACTTTGTCAAGTTCTAGGAACCCACCATTAATGTAGTTTAAACTAGCAGTAAAATTAAATTTAGTCCTTGGGACACCCTTGACTACATATCCTTGCGGAGTAGCCTGGTTATATTTGTTATATGCTTGATTAAGTATTGCCATGCTCTAACTCAATAAGTATGTTGACCGTCTATAGGTCAACATAATTACTTTTATGCCTATTATAGGCCTGATAATGTATCTGTATCGCCTGCTGCGTTATGGCTAGCATTGTCGTAGCGAATTTGCATAGTTACTTGTACCATTTCACTTGTACCATAGTTCAAGTCACCATATTGTACGTTAGACAAATAACAACCAACTAATTCCCATGTATCAATTGCGTTTGCTTCTGCTGTACCGTCTAGTATTTGAATTTCCATATTAAACTTATATGCTAATCCACTTATTTGACCTTCGGTATTAGTTACACCAGCGCCTTGGTTAGCATGATCAAGTTGTTGTCTTAGTTGATCACCAACTAGTTTCACAACCTGTGAATTTACGTCATCACGTAAAACAATGCTAATTGGTTCCCATGTGTGCTTGCCTGCAATGTACATTTTTGAGTTATATGAATCAACAATAACTTCTTCGTGTGTAATACTTGGACGTCCTGCACTAATTACATTTTGTGTTGACGATGTTCTTGATCCAGAGTCCGATCCCATTCCTGTAAAATTTACTCTGAAACGGTATTGTAATTTGGGCATTAACGTAGCACTTGTTCCAGTGCCGTTCGTTGGTACTCCAAAATTTGTTGTTACAGCCATATTATTTTCTCCTTTAAACTGTGTAGTTTTCTATATTTAATTACGCAAACTACTTAGTAGTTTTATATATGTATTTATGCAAAAAGGTAAAAAAAATAAAGGCTACTTTATTTTAAGTAGCCCTTATTTAAATTTATTTCATAATATCTAAGATATTATGCTATTTCACCAGTATTTACAATACGGATTGGGATGTATATAAATTCTGCTGATTTAGTTGGTTCAATTGCAACGTCTATCCAAAACTCGTTTGCATCAATTCTTGCTG